TCCTTGTAGTTCGTCCGCGTCTCGACGACAACATCGTCCGGCAGGTTGACCTGCTCGCCCGCTGCCTCTTTCTGCGCGACCCATGCCGCGAGCGACTTGCGGCGTTCGAGCGCCTTCTGCGACACCTTGGCGAAGTCGTAGCGATCGAGGAACCCATCGATCTGATCGAGGTAGTCCTGTCCGGCCTTCGCGATCCGCGCACGTTTCTTCGATTCGCCGAACGACTGCATGTAGTCGACGGTCTTTTCGACCTCCTCGCGCGCCGCCCGCGCCGCCTTGAATAGCTCGACGTTCAGTAGCTCGCGTTTCTTCATCGAGATCGCGGTCGTGAAGTCTCCCTCGCCAGCGGCCTCGACAGCCCCCATGCTCGCCCGGCGCGCGGCGACAAGGTACGACATCGGGTTTAGGTCGCTGACCTTGCGGCTCGCGATCACGCGGCTCGCCATCCGGCGAAGCTCGGCGAGCGGAGGGATCAGGCCGACCTTCGAGGACTTGCCCTGCGTTTCCAGCCTGGCGATCCCTTCCCGGCGCTGCTCGGCCTGCTGGCGCTTCTCAAGGTCTACGGCAGGCTTGGCGGCAGCGGCCAGGCGTGCCAGCGCCCGAAGCTCGGCGTGGATCACAGCGCCGCGCTGCTCGTTCATAACGGCGTCCTGAGCGGCGGCGTGGATCGTGCCATCGACCAGCATGTCGCCGTGCTCCTGTTTCATCCGGCTGTCCGTCTCGGCCTCGATCACGGCGGCGGCAGGCTTCGCCTGGCGGACCGCCTTCACGAGCGCGTCGCCCGAGGAGTAGCCGAGCAGGTCGGCGACCGCCTGCAGCGGCAGGCCGTCCGTCGCCGTTGAGCCGCGCGGCAGCGTTTTCCACGCGCCCTCGCCGTACATGGCGTCGATCTCGGCGCGGTTCATCTTGATCCGCTGCACGTCGTAAGGCAGAGGATCGCCGTTCGGCATCACGTCGCGCGTCAGGATCGACAGCGCGACCTGCTCCTGCCTGGCGTTGACCTCCTCGGCGACATCGGCGCGCACCTTGGCGCGCTCCTCTTTCCACCACGCCTCGCGCTCTCGCGTGATCGCGCGCATCACCTTCTCGGTAAGCTCGCGCTTCGCCGAGTCAGATGCGGCCTGCACCTTGTCGCGATACGCAGCGACGAACTCCGGCGTGAACCCGGCCTCGATCAGCGTCTTGTCGTCAGCGAACAGCGGCTCGATCCCGGCCTCGGCCTGAGCCGCCTCGATCTCCTGATCGCTCGCGAGCATACGGTCGAACACGTCGCGCACTTCAGGCGTCAGTGCGACGTTCAGCTTCGTGAGCGACTGATAGATCGCCACCATCCACGAGCGAACTCGGGCAAACAGGTTCTGCAGCGCCGGACTCGGAGCCTTGCCCTCCATGAAGTACGCCTCGATACCGCGCGCGAACTTCTCGTGTTCCTCGACGCCGATGTCTGCGCGCGACTTGGCCCCCATCCACTTCAGCAGCGCGTCGTAGTCCTCGATCATCTTGCGCTGCTTGTCGTTCAGCTTCGAGGCATCGCCTACACGAAGCTCCTGCACGAGATCGCCCATCACTTCGAGCCAGAAGTGACCGCTCTCGTGTACGAACGTCGACAGGTCAGCGCCTTCGAGGAGATCGATCTTGAACCGGCGATCAGCGCCAGGCGGCGTGAACGTGATCGAGCCGCGCTTCGCGTCCTGCTCTGGCGGCTGGAACAGGGCTGTGTCGCCGAGGCGATCGGCGAGATGCTTGACGGCCAGCTTGCGAGTGCTATTCGGCTTCGCCGGATCGCCCTCTTTTTTGTACGTCTCGATAGTCACGCCTCGCGACCGCAGCGCCTCGATCACCTTCGGGTTCACATCCTCCGGCACGACAGCGGCTTTGAACTCAGCGAGATCAACCTCGCGCGTGATCTTGCCCTCGAAGTATTCGGTCGGCATGTTGCGCAGTCGCGTGACGAACTCGTAAATCTTTTGCCGCGTCTCGTCATTGATCTCGCTGAATCCGTAGTCCTTCAGGACACGGTCTTGACCGTCTACGTTGATCGTGTCTCCGATGACTGGCTTGAACATCGAGAGATCGACCATCTCCGACGTGTACGTCTCGCCGCTCTTGTGCTTGCCGATCGTGACGATGCCGTCATGTCCATCGGCTGCGATAGCGCGCGACAGCTTCTCGCCTGTCAGCCCGCCGTATGCCGCACTTAGCTGACGCTTCCAGTTCGTCTGATCGCTGTATAGACCTTCGCCGAAGTCGATAACGAGCGGATTCGAGAACGAGATCGATCCGTCCTCCATGTTCGCCATCGGCTTGTAAGTGCCTGGCTTCTCTTGCATGTAGCGGCCAGCAGGCTCCACGTTCTGCGCGAACTGATCGTCAGCGCCAGGCTTCGGAGCCTTCTGCGTGTTCCTGATGAAGTCGAAAGCGACCGGCTTCCCTGTCGCAAAATTCCCGACCTGCGCGAGCGGCAGCTTGTCCTTAGCGCCCTGCGACATCATCTGCTGCCCGCCGCCTTGCGCCGCTTCGCCAGTACCGACCGTCAGCTTGTCGCCCTTCACGAACCGCTCGAACAGAGCCTCGGCGCTGATCCCGGCGCGATCGGCGAACTGGCGGAACCTGGCCTCCTGCGCGGCAGCGTAGTCGTCGGCGGTGCGCTGCTCGACGCCAGCGGCGATCAGCTTCTGCTTGATGTCCTCGCGCAGTTTGGTCATGACCGCGTCTACGTCGCCCGCCGCCTGCTTCGCCTGCTCGACCTTCTGCGTCTCGGCGTCAGCCTTCGCCTGTTCCTTGGCGAGCGTCGCTTCCAGTTCCTTCGCCTCGCGCGCGTTCATCTCGTCAGGCGCGAGCCTGGCCTCGGACGCGAAGAACGCGCCGTGCTCAGTCGGCGCGATCCGCGTCGCGAACTTGTCCATCGGGATCACGAGGTCGGAGCCGGATTGGATCGCAGCTTCGTACATCGTAGTGTTGCCGACCACGGCCTCGGCAGCGGCAGCGGGATCGACGCCTTTGTTCTGCCAGTACGTCGACCACTGTTCGACCGGCACGTACACCTTGTCGACCGGACCGTCCTGCGTCGTGTGCGCGATGAAGTCCTGCATCTTCGGCGGCAGGCGCTCGTAGACCTTGCTCGCCGACACGCCCTCGCCGAGCGCGAGGAAAAACTGCTCTTGCTCCTGCGCCTTCTGCGCCTGGCGGTGAAGCTGATAGAAGCGAGCGCCGCCGACCGGCGCGAAGGTGAAGAACGTACCTACTGCCGCGTCGATCGCCTCGCCTGACGCCTTGCGAATGTCGTCCGTGATGTCGTCCGGCTTGAACGCCTGGCCGCTCGCGCCCTGCGCGATCTCGCGCCCGCCAGCGCCGACGAGCGACTGCAGGAACTCCTCTGCGCCCTCCACGGACCCGGCAGCGCCCATCTTGCCGACCGCAGACGCGAGTGCCGCGCGCGTGGTCGGAACCTTCAGCGCCTCAAGTGCCTGGCGTCGAACGGCGTTCTTCGCCTCCTGCTTAGACAGCCCGCTGATCATCGACCCGAAGCCAGGCACGAGCGACGCGAGCGCCACGTCGCTGCCAGCCTCGATCAGAGCGTTGACGACACCGACGCCGCGCGCCACGTTGCGCGCGATCTTCGGATCGATCTTGTTCTCGTTGATGTCGACCATGTCGCGCAGTTCGTCATACGCGAACGCCGACTCCATCCTGTAGGCGTACATCGACAGCTTCGTCGTAGCGCCAGCGATCATGCCCGCCGTGCCGCCCGCGACCGTCCCGACGCCAGGCAGGACGGAGCCAGCAGCCGCGCCTGCCACGCCGCCGTAGCCCGCGCCCTCTGCGCCTTCGTACAGCGTCGACCCCATCTGCCGCGCCGAGTATCCGGTGACGCCGGACACATACTCAGGCACGCCGTTCTGCGCGTCCTGGCGCGACAGATACAGCATGTCGCCCTTCAGCTTGTCGCGGCGAGCCTTCTCGACCGGCGACAGCCCGCTCTCCATTTCCTTGTAGAGAATGTCGGCAAGCTCGCCCTGCATGCTCGCCTTCGACCATCCACGCCCGAAGGACGCGAACGTGTTTTCGATCCTCTGCATCAGCGGCAGGTCATCGCGCGCTATCGCCGCGTTGCTCGTGTCAAGCAGCCATTGCGACAGCTTCGGGTTCTGCCGAAGCATCGTGTCGTATTCGTTGTCGCTGAGATCGTACTTTTTCGAGAGGTCGTCGAAGTTCCGCTCGACCACGTTCGTCGGCAGCTTCGTGCGCTCGGAGAGCTTGATGACCTGAGCCGCGCGATCCGGCGTGACCTGCGACGCGGTCTGCATCGTCGCCCGCAGCAGCGTCTGCTGCGCGCCGTTCTGCTCCTGCAGCACGGCGTCGTATTCGTTGCGCGGCTTCGCGCCCTTGCCAGCGGTCAGCAGTTCGTCGTATTCGTTCACTTCGCGATCTTACCGCTGGCGTCAGTCGGAGGCGCGTTGTCGCCGCGAATCTTCATCAGCCTGGCGCGGTACAGGCTCGTGATCGCCTCCGGCGTCACCGGCTGGCCGTTGCGCTTCAGGCTGTCCTCGATCTTCGCGCGGTCGGCTTTCGGCACATCCGTCACCTTGATCGTGATGTTCTCGCCAGGCTTCAGTTCATAGACGCGCTTCGTGTCGTCCCACAGCACGCCAGCCTTCGTCACGCCCTTGATGATCAGGCCGTCGACGATCGACTGAACCTCTTTGTCGGTCGCGTTCTTTCCGGTGCGCGCCTCTTGCGCGGACACTGCCTCGCGCACGGAGCGGCGGAACCCGTTGATCTGCTCGATCTTGCCCGGCGACGTTCTCTCGTTAGGTGTCGGATCGAGCTTCATCGACAGCAGCGCCTCGTCGACGATGTTCTTCTGCACGCGCTCGCTCGCGAGCAGCTTGTTCGTTTCCTTGTCGTCGCCCTTGCGCAGCGCGGCCTGCACGCCGACCAGCGTATTGAACTGCGCCTTTGACAGCTTCGTCCGGTGTTCGAGCAGGTTCGTCGTGGCGAACTTGTCCGAGGTCGCGGCAGAGGACGCCTCCGTGATCAGGTTGTAATACAGCGTGTCGTCTCCGTCCTGATCCGAGCGCCGCTTCAGCGTGTCGGCGCGGTCGACCATCCACGTCTTGATCTCGTTCTGCTGCTTGCCTGGCAGCATGCGGTAGTCGGCCATCGTGCGAACTCCGGCGAAGCTGCCGCCAGCCTCGATGAACTTCCAGACGTTCGACGCCGCGCCTTCCATGCGCTCGCGCTGCGATGCGTTGTGAATCTGCGCGCGTTCGAGGATGCCCTGCTTGACCGCCTTCAGGACGGTCGGGTTGTCGGCGTAAGTCTTTTCCGCCTGCTTCATCATCACGTCCGTCTGTACCGGATCGAGATCGGACTTCGGTCCGCTCTTGTCCCATATCTCGGACGCGCCGCGCAGACCCTGCCCTTCGGTCAGCGCGTGCTTCAGCTTGCCCTCGACCTTCTCAAGATCGTCGCCAGCGATCAGCCCCTTCGACTTCGCCTCCTCAAAATACTTCTGCGCCGACAGGTCTTGACCGTTCGACAGATACCTGCCGATGATCGCGATGTGCGTGTTCGAGACGAACTGCGATGTCTTTTGCTTCTCGTATTCCGCGCCGAGGCCGTTGCGCTTGGCGAACTCGACGATCGCCGCGCGGCCTTTGTTGATCTCAAGGTCGACGCGATCCGGGTTGTCGTAGTTCAGCGCCGCCGTGTCGCTCGCGTTCTTGATGTAGCTCTCCGTCTCGACGGCCTCGTATTGCCTGGCCTCCGTGAACACGTGGCGCGACAGCGTAGTCTGCAGGTCTCTGCCGCGAGCCTGCGCCGCCTTCATAAAGGCGGCTTTCTGGCGATCGTTGCCGAGACCCTGAGCGATGTCGTCGACGTTCTTTCTGTAGTCCTCGGCGACCGCGTCCGGCATGCCGAACGCATCCTTGCCTTTCTTCGCCAGCGCGCCGTTCTTAGGATCGTAGAGCGCGCGGTTCTCCCACTCGCCTAGCTTGCGATCGGCCTCCATGAACGCGACCTGATCCTGCCGCTCGATCTCGTCACGATGAATCTGCGCGCCGAACTTCGCGACAGACTCTCCGATGCCGCCGCCGAGCGCGACCTCGGACGGCGCTGCGGTTTTCTCGCCGCCCCTGATCCCGACGTTATCGACCTGCCGTTCGTAGTTTTTGACGGTAGGCATCAGGCGGTCACGTACTTAGTGTTCGCGCCGAACCCGTACTTTTGATAGAGCACGTTCCCGAGCGTCGACGTGATCGTGCCGATCGCCTTCATGCCGCCCTCCTGAGCGGCGATGTCGCCGCGCGCCCGCAGGTCGACGCCTGCGGTTTTAAATCCCCATGCCTCGCGCGCGGCATTGGCGCGGATCGTCAGCGCGTCCACTTCAGCCAGGCGCGCGGTATCCTGCTGCACGTTCATCGCCGTCGAGTCGGCGTCGTTGACATCCACGCCGCCAGCAGCGAACGCCGCGCGCGACGATCCGATCATGCCCTTCGACTTTTTGCGCAGCAGAGTCTCGGTCTCGTAGCCGCGCACGAGCGCGTCATCGGCCTTCAGGTCGGCGATGCGTGCGTTGTATTCGTTGAGCGACTGCAGCGCCTTGCCGGACTTATACTGCGCGTTCGCCGCGAACCCTCCGCCGAGTAGCTGCAGGAACGCGCCAGCCATCGGACCGACGAGGTTGCCGAATCCGCCGCCGCTTGACGGCTCGTTGTAGACGGTCGGCGTTGATCCGTAGTCAGGTGTCGGCATGCCGATGTCCACGCTACCCCCCTATCTCAGTGTTCGGAATCGCTGCCAGGATTGTAATCGGCAATGGGTCGGTCTGCCTGATCACGAAGCTGCCGCTCTCTCCCCAGGTCGACTGAATGTTCATCTCGACCTGGCCGGTTGCGAGAGGCCAGGCTTCGCCGTATTCCGTGATAGGCGATGACTGCAATTCGTTCAGACCTTCCAGCATGTCGGTGTCGTCGATCCTGTTCGCCTCGGGGATGTCCTCGGGGAACTGCGGACCGGCGAAGATGCCGCGCGTGCTCTCGACCAGCAGGCTGATGTGCGTCACGTCTTTCGCCTTGCCGCGCACCGGCTGACCGTTGATGTCGAGATCGAGCGTCTGCATGTCGGACGTGAACGGCAGGCCAGCATGAATCACGGAATAGCAGCGATCAAGCTGCGCCTGCCCTCCGGTCACGGTGACGACGGTGTATGCCTTGTTGTTCGGGTTCGCGACGACGTTGCCGTCAGCGAACACGCCGATGTCCTTCGCTTCGAGATGGCTGAGTCCGGCGATCTGATCGACAGCGCGGCTCCATGATGTCGTTGCCACGCCGCGCAGCGCGGTAGGCACGGTCTTGCTCGGCCTGCCGATCACGTGCGTCGTGTCCGTGTACGTGTCGACCGTGATCGACACCGTCTCGATCACTTCGCCATAGGTCTCGCTCTCAAGGTCTGCGTCTAGGATGTTCAGGACGAACACGTTGCCGACATCGCCAGCCACGAACGGAGTGCCGAGCGCGGCGGTGATGGTGATGTTGTCGTCGACTGTCCAGCCTGCGCCGGTCGACAGAGACAGCGTCGTCGAGCCGGTGTTCCTGCCGTCGTAGCTCAGGTAGCTGTCGAGGAAAATCGCGTCGACGTTGATGTCGGCGAAGTCGCGAGAAGGGAACCGCTCGATGTACCGCTTCGTCACGCCGTTGATGATCCGCTTCACCATCACGTACAGCATGTCCTCGTTGTCCTCCGGCACGACGCACACGTCCTCATACCATCCGTTCGTGTCGTGCGTGTGCCATCCCCAAATCTCGTGATCACGCAGGTACGTCAGTCCGAGCATCGATCCGTCGCTGCGCACGTACCAAATGATCGAGTCAGGTATCTGCGCAAAGTCGACGCGGTCGAGAGTTTTCTTTCTGAACAGGTGTCCGGCGAACACGCTCAGGTCGCGCCCGGTGTACGACGTGCCGCCGCTCGACTGCACTTCGTTGCGCAGGTCTCTGACCACTGAGCCGCGCGCCTGCACGAACACGAGCGAGTTCCCGACCACTACCGGCACGACCTCGCTCGATCCGTTCGATCCTATCAGCTTCAGACTCGGCGGCTGATTCGCCTTCAGGATGCCGTCACTGTCGCCGAGCACGACCCATTCAGCGCCGGACGTGAGGATCACGAGCGCGTCCAGTTCCATGATGTGCCGCACGTCGTTGACCTGGCGACCGGCGATCGTGAACGTGACCGCGTCGTCCTCCTGCAGCGGAGAGGACACGGTCAGGTTCGTGAACATGCCGGTCCGCGTCGTCCACACCTTCTCGATGTCGTTGTTCGTCCGCGCGAATACCTGGCGCTGTTGGTAGTAGCCGACAGTCGAAGGGTAGTTATCCGTCGACGTGAACGGCGTGCGCGCGATCGGCGGCGACACGGATTGATCAGGGACGATATTGCCGCCATCGGCAAAGGCGTTGATCGCGGCGATCCCGAGGAACGCATACGTGTTCGTGCCTGGCGCGGTCTCGCGATAGACGTTGTATTCCGCAGCGCCGGATGTCGGTGTCCATGCGATCGTGTTCGGCGCGGCCAGGGTCGGCACGACGGCTGCGGCGGTCGCTGCCACGGCGCTCGGCAGCGACTCCTCGTAGCTCTCCGCCATGACTGCCGTGACCTTGTAGCGATAGACGATCGTGCCAGCGCCGCCAGCCGTTGCGACCACGGCCTGCGGGATGCCGATCAGCGGAGCGAACGGCTTGTCGGTCAGCGTCCATGCGGTGTGTCCGGTGCGCGTCAGTTCCTTCACCGGGTAGCTCGGATGCGTGATCGTCACCACGTCGCCGGACTGAACGAACTTCAGGCGCGGCAGGTCAGCCGTCAGGTACGGAGTCGGAATCTCGAAGATGGTCCCGGTGAGCGGATACCAATAGGTCACGTTCGGCGGCGCATTGCCGGTCGTGTTCGCGATGCAGTAGTAGTTCACGCCCGCGCTCGACACGAGGTTGCCAGGCACGTATGCGGTCGCGCCGTTGTACGCCGCCACGCCGGACACGTTGATCTGCGCGCCGAGGCGCAGGAACCGCATGTATTGATTGCCGACCTCGATCACGTATGTCTGATCGGCGTTGAACACGAACTTGATGAAGTAGGTTTGCAGCGAGGAGTTCTTAACCTCGACCTTGAACTGCGAGCCGCTGCGGTTCGCGATGCCGCCGTGCTTCAGCACCTTGAAATTCCGGCAACGCTTCAGGCCGGTCTGATACTTGACCTGATCAGCGCGCCCTGACATCGACGGAGAAATCTCTCCGCCAGCAAAGGACCGTTGAATTACCTGCTCTGCCACGGCCCTAGTCTCTCGCCCTGATGCCTTCGGCCTCGATCGGAACTTCTTGCTGCGCCTCGTTCAGCGCCCGCGACTGCGCTTTCGTCTTGTCGATCTCGTAGCCTTGCATGCACATCTCGACGACTCCCTTGATGCGCGAGAGCGACGGCCCCAGGCCAGCGCCGAGCTTCCAAGCAAGCTGACTCACTGCGAGCGGATCGAACTCCGTCACGTCGTCGACGTTGTACGTGTATTCGATCTCCGCGTCCTCCTGATTCGTGTAGATCAGGCGACCCTCGGAGTCTCTGCCGATCCTGAACGGCGGAGGATTCGGATCGTTGCGCCCGACAGTCGGCACGACGATGCGCCGCACGAACAGGCAGTCGGACGGATAGCGGTAGGCGTAGCGCCAGTCGCTGACCGCGTTGACCGAAGTGGTCCCGGCGACGAGCGCCGGGTTCTTATACGCCGTCGCGAACGGCCAGGGGAAGTCGCGCAGGACGTATCTGATGTCCTCGTCGATGAACGTGCGCGCCGTCTGCGCGGCGAGCGACTGCTCGGTGTCGACGTTCGCGACTTGCTTCGAGACGCCAATGCGCCCGAGCGCGATGTTCAGGACGTTCGTTTTCGACGCCACGGTCTAGACCGTCCGGCGTCTTACGTGAACTTGCCGATCGCGAGAACAGTCGAGCCAGCGCCTGTCGTCACCTTCCAGCCGCCGCTAACCGAACGAGCGCCGATGTCGACGAAGTATGTCCCGATGCCGCCGCCAGGTGAGTTCGGGAAGATCGGGATCGCCGAGCCGCCGCCGTCCTTGATCGAAACGGCAGCGGTGGCGGCGGTTCCAACGGTGATGACCAGACGTTCGAGGATGTCGCCAGCCTTGCCAGCGCCGCCGAGAACCTGATCGGACTGCGAAGCCGCTACGGTCTCGTAGTCGGTGTCGAACTCAAGTCTCGGATTTCCCATGACGACTCCTCTGAATTGGTGCGGGTTAGATTACGTCGGTTTTCGGAGCGGCGTCGGCAGTCGTTTCCGTCTTGCGCGCCGAGCCGCGCTCCTGCTTGATGGTGTCGTTGCGCGCTGTCAGTGCCTCCTGCGCCGTGCTGATCTTCTCCGGCACGTTCACGTCGACCGGCTCCATCCAGCGGAACGAATACTCCTGCGGGATTTTGCCATCGGCGTCCTTGATGGTGTCGTAGTGCGATTTGGCCTCCTCGTTCTCGGCGACGAGAGCGGCCTCGGCCTTGAACAGCGCGCGACGCTTCGTGTCGTTCAGCGGAAACACGTCGCCAGGGCGACGGCGCGCGTGGTCGATGAAGCCGATGAAGTTGTCTTGTTGCGATTCCTTGACTCTGACTTTGATCATGGTGGTGCTCCTGTTTGATTTTTCGGAGTGGCGAGGGCGCTCTCACGCCCTCGCTTCGTGCTCAGTCCTGCGCCGACTTGATGACCGTGAAACGGTAAACGACCGCCTCGGCCAGCGCGCCCGCCGTGTTGTTGCGAATGTCGACGGTCGCCGATCCAGCCGCACAGCGCGCGTTCAGCGTGTAGCTGCCAAGCGTGCCGCCCGACTGATGCGTGACGAGCAGTTGATCGCCCGCCTCGATCTTGTCGGAGGTCAGCACGTGCGACACGATCGTCGCCGCCGCCAGCGAAGCGGCGTTCATCGTGACCGCGCCCGACACCTTGTTCAGCGTGACGCCGGTTGCTTTGTCCGTCGCCTGCGTGACCGTACCGCCAGCACCTTCGCCGGACGGAACGCCGACTCCGCGCAAGGCGAGGAAACATCCCTCGCAAAGCCCGGAGATCACCCTGCGCACTACGTTTGATGCGTTCATCTCGCTCTCCTATGTCGTTGTGGAAGGCAGCTAGGGCGGCGATGGTCCGCCGCCCATTGCCGCCTTACGAGATCGTGTAGCCCTTGGCGTAGGTCAGGGCGCGCTGCGACAACATCGAGATCGGCCCGTAGTACGCCGTCACCGTGAAGTCGACCGTGCCGGTGATGTCGTAGTTGATGCCGAGGTAGCGCAGCGCGTCGATGCCGGTCGATTGCGCGACGAGATACGTCTTGCCGACAGCGATGTCCGCCGTCGCCAGGTCGATCTCGCCGATGATCTGCGGCGATCCCAGGTTCGCCGCCGCCGACTGGATCAGCGTCAGCTTCGCCGAGCCGGTGTTCGTGCCGACCGCCGTGATGACGATCAGACAGCCCATCGGCTCGCCGACGCCCATGTTGCGCTTCGGCGTGATGTTGCCGGTGTCGATGGTGTTCGTCGATACGGCGTCCGCCGTGATCTGCTGTGCCGAGGAAAGCTGCAGCAGCGCGTCGACGATGCCATTCGGCTTGTACCGGACATCGGCCTGAGCCAGCGGCGCGGCAAACGCCGCCGCGATGGAGAGAGCGAGCAGTTTCTTGTTCATGTGCGTATTCCTTTTTTCTCGTTGAGTGGATTCGTCTCGGACTTACGAGACGAGGGTTTCCGCTTCGGTAAGCTGATCGCAGAGACGCAGCGGGATGCCCCGGAACGTACCCTGCCGCTTGCCGTCGACCGTTTCCCAGGTCAGGCCCGCGCCCGCGATGATGTCGTCACGACGCTGGATGTCCAGCATCTGCATGCACGTCCGGTTCATGTAGAACACCGGGCGGCAGCGGTTCAGCGAGGGGATGCGGTAGGTCGCCTTGATCATCAGTTCGATCAGGTCCGCCGCCGACGACTTGCCGACGAGGTTGCTGATGTCGATGTTCGGGATGCGAACCGCATAGCGCCAGTCCTTCTGCGCGATGCCCGCCTTCCACTGATACCGCTCCTGGTAGGCGCGCATTTTGCCGCCGCCGATGCCGGTCGCCGTGGTGACGGTCTGCACGCCGTAGTCCTCGTGGATGATCCCGGCCTTCGACGCCTTCGGGAAAATCCCGCAGATGGTGTCGCTGCCCCAGCCGACGAGCCAGATGGACGAGTTGTCCGCGCCAGCGCCCGAGCCGGTGATCACGTTCGAGGCGTTCGTCGACGTGAGCGACGAGTAGCGCGTCGCCAAGCCGGTGAACTCCTCGGGCGCGAGACCCGAATTGCCGTAGAACAGCGTCTGCGCCATCTCCTGATTCATGGCTTCGAGGAACGCCATCGCCTCGGACAGACGGAACGCGCCGACGTTGCCGTTCAGTTCGGCCAGGTCTTTGTCGACCTCGCTCCACGCTTCCAGCATGCCCGCCTGCTCGTCGATCTGCGCAGTCGTGCTCTTGCTCGGCGTGGTTCCCTGGTTCAGCAGACGCCAGGCGACGGTAGGCAAGCCGGTGCGAACCGTAGTGCGGTGGCCGGTCGGCAGGTTGCCCTCGATCCACAGCATGTCGGTCAGGATGTCGTTCGTCTGCGAGAGCAGTTCGACGACAGTCGGAACCTTGCCATCGGGATCGAGCCGCTTCGCCCAATCCGCCAGCGTCAGCGCCGCCGTGCCGAGCGTCGCGCCTGCCATCCCGAACGCGGACGGAACGCCGACGATCTTGCCGCCGAGGATCGCGCGAGCCAGTTGCGGCAGCGCGACGTAGAGCACGAAGAACATCACGGCCAGAGCCGCGAGGTTCAGGAGAATCATTTGCATGGTCATGACCTGTTTCCCTTTATATAGGTTGTGGCCGTTAGGCCGGAGTGTTGTCGTAAAGAACCGAAGCGGCGTCCTTCTTTTCGCCGCCGCCCTTGCTGAGTCCGCCCCCGACTCCGGGTTTGTCCTCGCTCATTGCCTGGCCGATCGACCTGAACATGCGAACGATCTCGGGATGATCGCCGAACCCGGTGGTGCGCAGATGCTCGCGCAGCGCGGGACTCACGAACCTCTCGACCGCCAGCATGGACAGGCGCTGCGTCTCCGGCAGGTTATCGCCGCCGAGTTCCTTGTCGGCTTTGATCGTGTCTACCCATCCTAGCCGCGCCTTCGCCATCGTCTCGATCGACCTGGCCTCGAACCCCGCAGCGGCCTTCTCGCGTTGAGCGAGCATGACGGCTGCTTCGTCCTTCGACAATCCTCGCTCGCGCGCAATGGCGGCGACCTCGTCGATGTCGGACTGATGGAGCTTCGATTCCTTCGGCAGTTCGAGCTTTAGCGTTCCCTTCTCCCAACCTTCTTTGTTCGACTTCGCGGTCGTCTCCTGCTCGCCTTTGGTTTTTGCGAGCGCGGCGTCGATCCGTTTCTGCTCTGCTTTCGAGACCGTGCTGTGCAGCTTCTGCACGTCCTCGTCTTTCAATCCCTTGACCGTCTCCTCGGGATGCCCGTATTCGACCAGCGCGCTGCGTGCGGCGGCAGGATCGAACTTCGGAGGCTCGGTCGTTGTGGTGGTCGTGGTCGTCGAGGCGTCGCCGTCGCCATAACGACGCGACGCATTGACCACGAGGTAGGCGGCTTGCACTGCGATGCTGATCTTCGTGCGGTTCATGCGGTGGTGTCCTTTTTGGTTTGTTGGACTGCGGCACGTTCTGCTTCGTCGCGCCGTGCCGCGTCGCGCGCTTCCCTCATCATCAGGAAAAACGCATCCTGATCGGTGTCATTGATGTCCTTCATGATCTCGTGTCCGACATCCTGGCGTCCGGCCTGCGCATGGATCAGCGCGCTCGGATGCCACACGGACTCGAACACCTTGCACGCGCCGAGGTAGTGCCACAGGACATTGCGACCTTCGCGCGTTCCGAGCACGGCCTTAAGGTCGCGTGCGAACCTGATCGCCCTGTCCTGATCCTTGCGACCGGCCTGCTTGACCTGGCTCGGATCGGCGGCGTTCGGCGCTGAACTCATTGCGCGACCACTCCCTCAACGATCCGCTTCAGAGCGTTGTCCTCCTCCATGTTCGCTCCGGCCATGTTCGCCACGGCCTGCGTTCCATCCTTCGCGGCGGCGGCAGACGCCTGAGCCGCGAGAGCCTTCTGCTCCTGCGCGCTCGCGGCATCGGCCTCGTCGGTCGGCACGACGATCTTCGGGTTCACGCCGAGCATGTCGGCGCTGTCGTCGATCGCCTGGTTGATGTTCACCTTGTGCCGCGCCTGCGGGAACGTCTGCGACAGCGCGACCACTTGCTGCAGGAACCGCTCGTGAGCCACGACGCCGACCAGCTTCTGCGCCTGCGCCATGATCGACGTGTATTCGATCCGCAGCTTCATGCCGTGCAGTTCCTCGGGCGGCGGCGGAATCAGCCCGCGCCGCTCCATCATTGAGTAGATGCGATCGACCATCGGATCGAGCAGTTCGTCGTTCGTGCGTTCGAGGACCGGCCCGAGGGCGATCAGCTTTTCCTCGTGGCGCTCGGCGATCTCGGTGGCGGTCGGAGGCTGCACGCCGCGCGTCTGATCGGTGTACGCCATCATGAGAAACAAGTCCTCATAGAAAGCGGTCTTGACCCGGTTGCGCGTGCTCTGCTGCTTCATCTCGTGCTCTTGAATCGCGAACCGCATCTCGTGGATCGGATGCAGCCCCTTCTGCCCCTCGCGCACGTCGACGTAGGTGATGTCGCCAGGCAGCAGGCTCGCCTTCTGATTGCGGATCGACGACGGCCCTTGCAGCGGAGGGTTCAGCATCTTCTCGACGGCCTGCGCGCCGCGCTTCTCGCCGGTCTGCAGTTGCTTCACGTCGCCGAGCGCGATCATCGCCGGGCAGTCCGTTCCCCACCAATCGTTTCCGGTGATGTCCCATCGCGACACGTTGATCGGGAACTCGTTGAAACCTGAGACGCGCAAGAACGTGTCCTCGCGCTCCTGACCCTTCTCGATGTGTACCGACTGATACGGCATGAACCGGCCAGCTTCGAGCGCGTTCGGATCGCGTGCCAAGTTCGGCATGATCATCCAGCACACGTCGACCTTCGTGTTGTAGTTCGCGCGGTCCCATTGATTGCGCAGCGTGTTCGACGCCTTCGACCAGTCGATCATGTTCGTCTTGCGATCGAGCAGGAACTCCTCGACGATCTCAAGGACCGTTTTCTGATCCTCGTAAATCCACTGGTCGACGATGCCGCGCGAGTTCGTCGCGATGGCGTAGCTGCCGATCGGGTAGTTGTACGCCCTGAACACGTCCTGCGTGTCGTCGAGGATCGAGGTCGCGGCGGTCGCGAACGTCGCCATGTCGCCGTAGTGGATCGGCAGCATGTTGTAGAGATTGGTCTGCGCGAACACCGTCAGCATGCGCTGCGTCACGATGTAGAGCCAGTCCTTCACCGTGGCGTAGTTGTTCAGGTCAGGGTCCGGCGTCAGCAGCTTCATCCACGGACGCGCAGGCGAAGTCATGCCGGAGTGCATGCCGGACTGGATCGTGCGCTTCGCGAAGCTCGCGGTCGAGTCGATGATCTTCTGATTGCGTCGATCGCCGCGATTGCGGTCCGACGTGAAGAACCTCGGACGGCGCGGCGCGATGAACTCGCCTAGCTCGCGAAAGTGCGGATCGTGCAGCGCCCGCTCGTTCCACATCGACGCACGCGCAAGCTCATACCGCTGGCGTGACGTGACGTATTCCGACTCCGGCTTTTTGTAAGCCTGGAACCGATCGCGAGCTTGAACGACAGCGGCCATCAGTAGCCGAGCAGCGTTTTCTGCTCGCCGCCGACAGAGCCGAGGTCTTTGTTCACGCCGGTCTTGATCGTGTCGCCGCGACCGGTAGCTCCGGCAGCGCGTTTCTTCGCGGCGGCAGCGGCCTCCTCTGCGGCGACCTTCGTGTTGTCCTGCGTCGCCGCAGGAGGAGCGGCCTGCTCGACCAGCATCGGTGTCGCCTGCGTCTGCGAAGGCGCTGACGCCTTTTTGTTCAGCGCCTGGCTGACCACTGCGCCAGCTACCGATGCGCCGACTGCCGTGAGAACTGCACCCATCGATACGCCGCCGCTCATAGCTCCTCCGTGATGTGAACTTCGTTCTGGCCGCGTCGCGAGAACAGGCGATCGGCTTCGTCAGTGAACTCCGCCTCGGCTTCGGCGATAGTGCGCGCCTTCGTCGGGAAGATCATGGTCAGGTACGTGTCGCTCCACGCATAGAACGCTTGCTTGCGGCCAGGCATCGCAGGCCGGACGGTGTATCCGGTGAACCGCTCCTCCTCGCCGTCGCCGCCGTACATGCTCGCGTCGCCGACCATGATCACCGTCGTCGCGCGCTTGATCAGCGCGCCGGTCAGCGTCATGCCCTTCGGCACGAGGATCGTCCGGTGATACATCCCGGCGTGGATCAGGTGATAGGTGATCGGCAGAACCTGCTCGACGTGATCGAGGCTCAGACGTTCGAGGGCGCGCACGTTGTCGATCGCTCGCGGCGACATCGACCTGATCAGGCCAGGGATGAAGCGCGGATCGGTGATCACGAGCGGCAGCATCACAGTCCCTCGACGAACACGTTGTTCGAGTGCCGGTGACGCTTACTCAGTTGCAGCATCATCGACAATTGCGAGCCGACCGGCGCGGAGTAGATCACTGCCTTGGCTCCGCGCTCGATCGCGTATTCGCGCGCGGCATACATCAGCTTATCGCCGACGCCGTCCTTGCGGAATTCCCTGAGCACGAAGATCGACTCTATGGTCGCGGCGATGACGCCGTAGTGAGGCAGCTTGCCGACGATCGGACCGACGAAGCCGACGAGGTTGTCGTCGTTGAACGCGGCGATCGGCTGGAAGAACCCGCTCGATTCGAGCGCCTTGTAGATGTCGAACTGCGGTGTCGCTTCGCCTAGCTCGGCGAGAGAGCACTCCGCTGAATACTCGGCCAGCACGCCCGCCAGGTTAGGCGCGGCCATGATCTCGGCGATAGTGCAACGGCGAACGGTGAGCATTGGCGCGAGATGATGCTCCTAAGTCTTTGATCTTGCAAACGTATCGTATTTGCAACACTTTGCGCTCTATGGAACAGACGAGCGCCTTGCGACGTGGTAGCGCCAGGCGTAGAGTGAGGTCTCGCTTAGAGGCGTGAACCCTTGAAGCCAGCCAACAGCAGAGGAGGAACACCGATGAAGTAGATACCGCCCAAATCGTTCATCCAATGATCCCAACGCCCGGCGCAGAGAAGGGAACTCAGCCGGGCGTTTTCTATTGGCGCAGCGTCTCGCGCGACGGCGGCTGACCATGCAGCGGCACGAACGCATCGCCGCGCGGACCGCAGAACTTTCCATCCTCGCGAGCTTGCGCGCACGACATCGCGCGTCCGACCGGCGTCCTCGACATTGGATGCAGGCAGCACCACGTAAGCTCGACCCAATCAGTGACCGAAGCGCGCTTCGCAAACCAGCAAGACGCTACAGCGTCGCTGCATCAGAGCGTGTCCCGCAGCGGATCGAAGTCCATCGTCGCTCGACCTGCGTGCTGCTGCTCGGTGTCGGTGTCGCGGTACGGATCGAACTCCGTCTTTGCGTGATTCGCGCTGCTGATGCCGAGCAGACGGTCGACAGCCTGCTGCATGTTGCCTGGCGCATCAGGGATCGCGAACGTGCAGGAGAGCGCGTCAGCGTAGTTCGGCGAGCGCCCGAGCCTGGCCTTGATCTCGTCTTTCGGCTCGATGATGAACTTCCCGTTTTTGAACGTGTACGTCGGCGTCGTCAGTTCGCCGACAAGCTCAGGCACGTTCGGCAGCGCGCCGCCGCGCTTGACCCAATCGGCCATTTCCATCCAGCAGTAGGCGCGCATGTTGAAGTAGCGCGGATCGAACGCAGGCCGATCCATCGCGACCGGCATCACGACAGCGCCTGGATGCGTGCGGCGCACATCGATCGCTCCGTGCGCCCAACCTACCGTGTCGTCGTAGAACTCCATCTCGTGATTCCAGCGCGCCTGCGCCATCGCCACGCGCGCAGCGATGTCGACGCTGACCGGCGAGTTCCGAGGATGCGACATCGGGACCGGCGTGAACGCGGCCAATCCCTGACGCGGGAATAGAACGGTGAGATCGTCGCCGAACCGCGCCACGTCGATGCCGAGACGCTTCTGCGCCCACTCGTAGATGTCTTTGGTCAGGTGACGCTTCATCGCCGCCTCGACCTCGTCGACGCCGAGCAGCGCGTTCAGGCTGGCCGGAGGGAAGCGACCGAACACGTTGACGAGAACCCACGGCGAGTCAGCGCCGTATTTAGTGATCTGCGACCGCGCCCATTCGATCTTGACGCGCGGCGCACGCTTCGGATCGTCGGGATCGCCAGTCACGTCGATCACGTTCCACATCGCTTTCTCAGTGGTGCATGCGTCGTAGAGCGGACCTTCGAGGTTGGTCGGGTTGCCAGCCTGCACGAGCCTGGACACGATGCCCGAGCCGAGCGCCGCGTCAGCAGCGGCCATCACAGCGCGCGGCATGCCGCCTGTCTCGTCGAGGATGAACAGGATGTTGTCGTTGTGCAGACCGGCGAGCGTGTTCGCCTGCTGCGTGGTGTCCGCTGACTTCGACCACTTGCGAGCCGACATCCACCACGTGCCAGGATACTTTTTATGGAAGATGCGTTCAGCGGTCCACGTGAACTCACGCTGCAGCATCTCGTCTCGCATCTGCAGCCGCGCCATCTCTTTCCACAGACCGTCGCGCAGGTTGTCAGCGGTGATCGATGTCGCCGCGATGTTCGGATGCCAGAAGCACGCGAGAAAGTGCCAGGCGATCACAGCGAGCAGCAACGTCTTGCCAGGGTTCTTACACGCCTTCAGCACCGTGCGCGGCTTGCCGGTCTGATACGCTATCGCTCCGTCCTTCTGCCATTCGTCGAGTTCGATCTGCAGGCGCTCGCGTGCGAACACGACGACGCCGTCAGGTGCTTCGCGGTAGTAGCGCAGACGCTCGCGCGCCTTCTCGACGTTATCCATCAGCCTTTGATGTTCCCCTTGAACAGCGGATCGTTCGACGCCTCGAACGTGCGACCGGCGATCGGGACGACCTCGTGCAGCCGCCCAACGACAGGGTCAGCGTAGGTCGCGATCAGTAGCTGCGTGGCTGGATGCCTGATCTGCCTGAGATCGCCAGCCATGCCGATCAGGTTCGTGTCGCTCGTGCGCTTATCGAGCACGGCGCTGATTCATGATGTGCTGATACGTAAGGTCGCGGCGCTGCTGTTCGGCTGGCGAGATGGCCGCGCCGAACCTGGCAGCGCAGCGTTCGAGGATGCCAGCGAGCTTCGTGTCATCAGGATCGGCTACCTGCACCTTCTGCCACTCGGCGTCAGGCGTCTCGCGCCAGCGGACCCATATCGAGTTCACTTCGGCGTCTCGTCGATCTGCTTGATCACACGCTCGACCTCGTCAAACGGCACGTACATCTTCGCCGCAACAGGATCGCCGACGCTGCCGTTGCGCAGCTTCACCACGCACTCAGCAAGCTGATCGATGGCTTCGTCCTTCGTCACGCCGGGAGCAGCACGGCGATCTCGCCGGTCCGTAGGTTGAGCACTTGCGGCGGCAGGCTACCGTCGCGGATCGTGGCGACGCTCAGGTGTGCGTGATGTGTCCAGCGCAGAGACTTGTCAGCGCGGCACAGCAGCCGGAGTTCAAGGATGTCTCGCAGGACGCGAGGCGACACGATGTAGCCCTCGAACATCAGGTGCGCTCGCGGCATGGTCATGACCGTGCAGGTTCCTTCGCAGGGTTGCCGATCAGGTCGGCCAGGCTCAGACCTTTGTGCTCGACCTGCTCGACCAGCATCTTCAGGTTCTTCATCAGCAGTTCAATGTTCCGCGTCTTGTCGTAGAACTTGATCTTGCGCAGGATGCCGACTTGCTTTCGGCTCTCTCCGCGCCCCTCGAACAGTTCCTCGACCTCCATGCCCGCGATCCACTGGCGCACGCCGACCGGAATCTCGTGCAGCGGCTTGAGCGTGCCATCGTCATTGAACGCCGTGATCATATCCGACGTGACCATGTTGCGAAGCTGCTCGACGATCTCGTCCTTGTGGTGCTGCTCGCGAATCTCGATCGCCTCGGCGTACCGCTTGCGCCTGGCCTCGTCGAGTTCGATCCACGCGGCGACAAGCTGAAAGATCACATCAGCGTCGCGGCAGACAGCGGCGAGCGTCGAGCCAGCGGTGATCGAGGCGCACACGATGTCGATCGCGCCAGGCGCTGCGATCCAATCGTTCGTTGCGAGTCGGCGTTCGCTCATTGCCGGGATGATACGCCGCGCCGGTCGAGCACGTCAGGAACCGACGAAGGCTCGTCAGGTTCGACGGTAGCGACCACGATGTTCAATGCAATCAATGACATGGGTTTTCGGTAGCGACCTATATTCGTTTGTAATCAAAGCGGTAGCGACGGTAGCCACCTTTTCACGTTTCCCTATAGTTCCCTCGCGTGCGCTCGTGCGCGCACTCGCCCGCTCTCAGGTGTCCGTCTCCTCTCCCCTTCAGCCTTATATATACTCTCTCTCATTTTAGTAGTAGTAGGTAGCTACCGTAGCTACCCTATTGAAATGGATCATGATTTTCGGTAGCGACCACGTCGCTACCTTTGCCGTTTACGTCGCTACCGTCGCTACCCATCGCAGGATTGATCCACACTTTCATGACCACACCCTTGCGTTTTACGTTGCCCTTGTTCGTCCATCCAAGTACTCGGAGACATGATGCGACGCGCATCTGCTCCAATCGTGTGATCTCTCGGATGCTGTAATGCAGGCATCCGAGCAGCACTTCATTGGTCGATGTCTCTCGCATCATCTGCGTGTAGCTCGCGATCTGGCCGAGCCACGGATCGGCGTCAAAGCGCGCCCGCTGCTCCTGGCCGGTCCGCTCGGCAGGCATCTCCCACCACGTAGCGCCTGCCCTGTACGTCGCCACGGCCTCGGCAAATAGCTGCGCGCGGTTCTCCGCCAGCACGTCCAGCCGCACGAGGCCAGCGCATCTGATCGGCCAGAAGCGCCGCGCGCCGGTCTCGTCGCGGTTCCAGTCGTCTTTGTTGGTCGTGCCGATCATCACGCCTTGCCTCGCGTGGTCGCGTGCGTGGCGACCGTAGGCAGGCCGGTAGCGGTCCGATGACGACGACACCACAGCTTTGACGCGCTTGACCTCGGACCGATCGAAGGCGTCCATCTCGCTGATCTCGATCACGAGCTTGCCCTGCAGTACCTCGGCGAACGCCTTGGCATTGGTCGCGGATTCGTGCTGCTCGCCGAACCACTCGCCGCCGATGATCGCGAGCGCCTGCGATTTGCCGAGACCCTGAGCGCCTTCGAGGACGATCATGTTGTCGACCTTGCTGCCAGGCTTGTAGATGCGAGCCGCCAGGCTGATCCAGAAGTTTTGGCCCGCCGCGCGAACGTAGTCGTTGTCCTCGGCTCCAAACACGTCGATGAAAAAGTGCTCGATCCTCGGTGTGCCATCCCATGCGAGCGTTGCGATCCAGTCCTTCACGCAGTTGCGCGTGTCCCTCTGCGCGATCACGACGACGGCGTTGCGAATGACATCGAGGCCGATCTTCGTCAGACCGATCTCGCGCTGCATGTAGAGCGTGAGATTGATGTCGTCGCCGTCCGTCCACTCGCGCGCCGGGTTGCCGGTCAGGATGCGGCCAAGGAACTCGTCGAACCAGCACAACGACTTGAGAGTCGGATCGGCTTCGAGCACGCGAACGGCGTTGTTCAGGTTCGTGTACGGCAGGCCGTTGCCGTTGCGATCCAGCCCCCACGAGAGCCAGCGACCTACCTGACTTTGCGGTGCTTGCTCTGCCGGTGACGCCGGACGCTGCGCGGGATTAGCTTCAGTTCGTAGTTCGACCCCTGCGCTCCGGTCACTTCCCTGAACACTTCGAGATAGTGCTCGATCCGCTGCGTCTCGCCCCTCGCCGCGATGATCTCCGCCTGCAGGTTCTGGATGATCCGCGACAGGGCGATCATGTCCTCGCGCATCCCCGCTATCAGCATCTTGTGCTCGCGGAGTTCCTTCTGCTGAATCGCGAACAGCGTCGCGTGCAAGCGGCTGTCCGTCAGGCGCAGCAGCCCTCGGATCACTCCGCCGACCGGCTCTCTCATCGCCACGTACCACGCTCTCGCCAGGCGCTGTCTGAGCGTTTTCGGTTCCTGCTTTTTGATCACGCCTGGCACTTCTGCTTGAGTCTCCGTGTCCATCGTTTGCCCCTGTCAGTTGTTGCACCAATGGCAGCGCCCAGGATTTGAACGCCGTCCAATCCATGCCGTCAGCGACGGCGTCTGCTGCATCCCATCCGTCAGGCTTGCCAGCGGGCAGGATGATCTTGACCTCGGCAGCGTAGCCGAGCACGTGATGCCCGATCTCCCACATCGCGAGGATGCCAGGCTGCATGTCGCGCGGGATTAGTTCACCGATCGCGACCTTGTAGCGTTCAGCGTCGCGCGCGGTCTTGACCGTCTTAAGATCGTTGTCCGGCCAGAGGAGAACCTTGCGACCTTTGAGCGGTTCCCATTCGGTCTTGCGCCACGCCTTCGAGCCGCCCTGCCAAGCGATGCCGACGTACTGCGGCGCGAGGATGCGGAGAGCTTCGACTTTCTTCTCGCCCTCGACGATCATCACCGGATCGTTCGGGCGCGAGACTAGCTCGTGCAGGTTGTAGAGCGGACGCGGATCGGACGGCGAGCGCCAGCGCCACTGATGCCGACCATCAGCGTTCTGCGCGTAGACCTGCGGTATCACGTCCTTGCATAGCTCGCCCTTCGGATTGAACCACTCGAAGCGGCAGACGTTGAACATCGGCCTGCCGAGCGTGTCGCGGTACGTCCAGCGCACGCGCACGACGTTCTTAACCCAATCCTTGCCGTCTTTCCTGTACCACTCGTCGGGCGCTGGCGGCGCGTCAGCCGGGATCGGATGAACCGGCGTCCATTCCTGATTACGCTCCTGCTTCGGCTTGACGGCGGTCGACACGTGCGCCGCGATCGTGTGGTCGGCGGTCAGCCTGCGCGCTGCCTCGCCTTGCGTGATGCCTTCCATCGCGGCGTACAAGCTGATCAGGTCGCCGCCCTTCTCGCCGGAGGAGAAGTCGCCCCACATCCCTGTATTGATGTTGATGGACAGCGACTCGCCTTCAGCGCCAGCCAGGTCGCCGACCACGAACTCATGGCCGCGTATCTTCCCGGCAGGGAACCACTGAGGCAGCAGCGTCCGCGACTGCGAGAGCAGCCGCTGCGCGAGGCCGACGAAGTCGATCACGCGCGGCTACAGCGTGTCAGCAGGCTTCGAGTGTGCAGCTACGGTCGCGCTGGCGGCTCTCAGAGCCTCCTGCTGGCCGAGCCACGTCTCCATCGCCACGGCGCACGCATACGCCTCGACGATCTGCGGATCGCTGACGCGGTTCTTCTGCGTCTTGATCCGTTCGAGCGCCCAATAGCGAACGGCAGCAGGCGCAGCCTTGTCGCGCGCCAGCAGCACGAACATCGGCTCGTCGTCTTTCGCGTTTGCATAGCAGTCGAACGCGCCTGGATTTACTTTTGTCGCCATGATCATCCCCTCGGAGTGTGAGCCTAGCCCTCGAACTTCTCGGCGTGCTTGCGCATCTTTTTCTTCATCGCCTCGATCTGACGCTCGCGGCGCTCCCATTTGCGCTTGTCGATGCGTTGCACGATCGAACGCTTCACCATCGACTGCAGTTCCTCGGGCGGCAGCGCGTCAAGCTCGTAGCAGCGGCGACCGAAGCGCGCAACGTATCCCATGTAGCGCGCGTCCGTCTGCTTTGCCGGGTTCGGCGGCGGCTTCAGCGCCTCGATCTGCGGCATGTTCAGCGCGAGGCGGTTCACGTCCGCGTCCTCGAACTCGATGAACATCGTCAGGCGTTCGCGAATGTCGCGCGTCATGTCGATGCCGCTCGGATCGTGGTCGCCGAGATGTAGGATCACGCATCGCTGCCCTTCGGCCAGGTTCGGCATGATCTGATCGCGCGCCATGTCACGCAGGACGGACGCGCTCGGGTATCCCTTGCACGCCAGCAGCGGCACGTCGTACTTCATGCACAGCGGCGTCAGCACGCCCGCGAGAGCTTCTTTCTCGATCAGGACGAACGGGCGCTCCTCCTGTCCTTCCCACATGTCGCGGTGGTAGTTGTCGGCGGCGGCGTCCATCACGGACTTGCCGGACTCCCATCGCGTGCGCCCGACCACGTTTCGCGCCCGATCCTCGATCATGTCCCAATCGATGTAACCGGAGATGCGACCGTCGGTGATGATCTTAACTAGGCGCTTGTAGGACTTCAGCGTGTTCGCGATGACGTTCTTCGCGACAAGCTGATAATAGACCTGGCGCACCGTCATCGTCAGGTGCTGGCGGCGGTAGCGCGCTCCGATCTCGTTGATCACGTTGATCAGGTCGAGCGTTTCGCCCTTCAGATTCATGTCGACGTAAATCTGTTTCATTTGATGCCGCCTCCCTCTGTGAGTTTTCGGGTAGCTTCGTCGTTGTCTCGCGCGACGATCGCGATGCCGCCTGACTGCTCGACCACCTTCAGGAACTGAAGCTGCTCGGGCTCGAGTGTACCGTGTTCGGTCTTGACCTCGCAAGCCACGAACGCCGCGATCGTCTTGCCGAGGTCGTACTCCGTGATCATGCGCGGATACCAGCCGACGAGGTCGCTACTGCCGGTCATCAGTCCGGCCTTGATGGTGCGCGCCTTGCGGATCACGATGTCGCCAGGCTCGACCTTCACGGTCTGCGGCTCCGTGAACCGGATCGCTTTGCCCTGATACGCCATGCCGACCGTATTGCGGAACACGCGAGCGCCAGCCTTCGAGAGCGCGATCATCATCTTGTGCATGATCTGCTTCTCGCTCGCGCCCTTTTTCTCAGGCGCGTCAGGCTCGATGATGCCGCCCTCGGCTTCGAGGCGCTGCAGTTCGTCGTTCATCTGAACATCTCCCTCGTCTCGCGCGCTATGCGCTGCTGTTGTCGATACGCCCAAATTTTCGCCGCCCACTTCTCGGGTTTTTTGTAGCCGCGCATTGTGCCGAGCGCCACGAGTTCGGCCTCGGTCTTGCACGCGCTCTGCTCCTGACGCTCGATGTGCCGCTGCAGGCTGATGTCGACCTCGGCAAGCTCGCCCTCGACTTGCTCGACCTCGCGCGGCATCGCCTCGAACACGTGTCCGCACGCCTTGCACGTGTCCGCCGCCGCCGACGTGACGCAGTAGCAGCGCGGGCATTGCTTGATCGGCGCGCTGTAGTCGTTGCTGCGTCCGCGCTTGCGACCGTCGAGCGTCCATTCGCGATCGTCGTCCGGCAGGCCGAATCGCTTGCAGTTCCCGGCGTGGTCGAGGATCACGGCGTATTCCTTGCCAGGCGCAGGGCGCAGCGCCCGCCCGACCTGCTGCAGATACAGCGCCAGGCTCTGCGTAGGGCGCAGCAGCGCGACCGCCTCGATCGCAGGCACGTCGACGCCTTCGCCGAATAGATCGACGTTGCAGAGCACGAGGATGCGCCCGGCCTTGAACTCCTCCATCGCCCGATCGCGATCGGCGTTGTCGGTCTTGCCGTCGACGTGGATCGCGGACATGCCAGCCGCCTTGAACTTCGCGGCCATCTCCATCGACGACTCGATCGACCACGCGAACAGCACCATGCGCTTGCCTGGCGCAAACTTCTGATAGTGCGCTATCACGTCGCCGGTCACGGTTGAGCGTCGCATCGCCTCGGCGAGTTCCTTGCGGTTGAAATCGCCTGCCGTCGTGTGAACGCCATCGAGATCGGGACCAGCCGGTGCGTACAGTCTGTAGCCCGACAGGTATCCCTCCGCGATCAGCGACGCGACGCTCGGACCTAGAACGAGATTCTTAAACCACTTGCCGAGGCCGGTCCCATCAAGGCGCTCAGGCGTGGCGGAGAGGCCGACGTGCAGCGCGTCAGGATAGGCTTCGTGGATCGCCGCCCAAGTCGCCGCCGCCGTGTGGTGGCACTCGTCCCAAATGACCAGCTTCGGTCGCGTCAGAAGGTGATGGCGCTTGCCGAGCGTGCTGACGCTGCAGACCTGGCAGCGCAGATGTCGATTGCCGGGGAACCCGGAGGCGACGATGCCGACATCCATGCTCGCCGCGTTCTGCAGGGTCATGACCGACTGCTTGACTAGCTCGCGGCGATGGACGATGAACCACGCGCCGTATTTTTCCGTCGCCCGCTGCAGCATCTTCGAGGCGATCACGGTCTTGCCGCCTCCGGTCGGACACTGCAGCAGCACGCTGTTCCCGCCGTCCTTCAGAACCTGGCGAGCCTCGTCGTACTGGCGGACCTGATATTCGCGGAGGTCGAGCGTCACTCGATCGCTTCCCTTACGACTGCGAGCGCGGCGTCGAAGAACGATCTACCGCGCGAATCGAAGCACTCATATCCGCCAGCGCAATCCTTAGATGCGGCAGGCAGCTTGTTGTAGGCGTCGATCAGGCCATACAGCGCGGCCTGCTGCGTATCTCTTGTCGAGTCCGATCGCGGCGCAAGTGAGTAGAAAAAATCCACGTGCTCGACGCCCTGAATCCCGGTCCCGCTTGCGTGCGGATCGTGCCACAGCTTGCCGTCGAGGTAGATCACGGCATGCGGCACGCCGCTGCGAACGCCAGGCCCGCCGCAGATGACGAGGCCGTCAGAGAACGCCTCTTTGAACACGGCCTGCGACGGCATCTGCACGGTGACGTAGCCGAGTCCGCGAGGTCTGACCCAATCGCGGACCTGCTTCATCCACACGCCGTCGCGCAAGACCGGCACGTCCTCGATCGGCACGCCGAAGTACGTCGCTAAGCACGCGCGCATGCAGTCGTCGTCCTCGCGCTGCATCACCTTGACGGTCGGCAGGTTCACGGACGGCGGCGAACGAATATGATCGCCAGCATCATCACGGCGATCAGGATCGGGACGGTGATGATGTACGCCTCGATCACTTCGCCGCTCCGAGGATCAGCATCTCCGGCGTCAGTCGTTTGCGCGCCGCCTTCGCCGCGTCGAGCAGCGGAACCTGATGCTTCGACGGCACGAGGCCGTCCTTCTGCCACTTCGACACCGTGCCTGGCGCGACCTTGATCGCGCGAGCGGTCTTGCGAACACCGCCGAACAGCGCGATCACAACATCAGCGGGTTTTACGTTTTCTGTCACGTCGATCCCTCACTTTTTTCATGTACGCCTTCCAGCCCGGCGAGCGTCTGAAATCTCGCTTAACTACTAGGCTGCTCGGCACGTTGAACAGCGGATTTTCGTCCTCGATTGCCCCTGGCGTCGTAGTGTCGGTAGATGAAGTGCAGATTATTCCTCACGTTGCCGAATTTGAACATGCGAAAGCACGGCAGGTCAAGCTATTCGTAAGCCGTTGATCCGAAAGGGTCGAAAATAATTGTTGACGAGGCGTTGAAAAAAGAGGACACTAGCGTCACGTGCTGCAATTAAGCAGCCGGATAGGAGAGACAAAATGATCAGCAAAAAAGCAGCGAAGGCGATAGCGAAGTACGGGATGGTCGACTGCCGCAACGCCTATAACCGGAACGTCTGCCACGGCGAGGGCGCGCACACGATCTCCCTCACGATGCCGAGCGACACGCTCAAGACGACGCGCCAGGTCGACGCCGCGATCAACGCCTACGCCGAAGTCCTGGCGAACACGAACGAAGCGATCGATCAGTACATCGGACTCAAGGACGAGTTCTCGATGTTGAAGGGAATCCTCTGCCTCGACGTTAAGACTTTGCACGCTGCCGGTCTGTGTGGCGTCAGGATCGCCGAGCGCATGGACACGCTGCGGAGCGCGTCGTGAGCGGCCACACGACCATTCAGACCCTTCATGGCGAGGCGAGCGCCGGTCTGCGAGAGCACATCCTCGCAGGTCAGTTCACGGCGATCCGCGATCACGACGGCGTCAGGTACGCCGTCAAAGCGCAGCCGCGCCCGAACAGGGCGATGCCGCGCTTCACGTATTTCATCGACGGCAAGCGCGTCGCGTTCGCCAAGTTCTCGGACGCTGTCGCCGCAGCAAGGGTCACATCATGATCGACATCAACGAGATGGAGCGCCGCGCCCGCTACGACCTGACTAACGGGCGCAAATGTGAGGTCGTCGTCCGAGAGGGAGATGTCGATGTGATCGCGCAGACCTGGCGCTCGAATCCGCGTAGCGGGATCGTCGGCCAGTATGTGCGCGTCTCCTATAAGCACAAGGGCAAGCGCATCAGCCGCGCCGCTCTGCTGAAGGCGCTCGGACAATGACCCCGATACAGAACCCGCTGATGAAGCTGCCCGCCGCCGCCAGGTTGATCGCGTTCCTGGCGGCGAACCCGGAGCTCGCGGCCATCTTTCGCGACCTGCTGCGCGAGCTTCGCGCCGAGTGTCATCGCCTGGCGCTGCACTCGTGGAAGAAAAACAAAGGACCGATGGCCGCGTACTGGATGGCGGCACGCGCCTACGTCGGTCACTGTTCGAGGCTCAAATGAACGCCGACGATTGGGTCGCCGCGTCGCCTGGTATGGGTACGTGCTTCCATCAGTCGCTGCACCGTTGGGCCGATCTCCGGCAGCAGGGAGAGACGTTCAAGGTGGCGATCGGGATCGTGGCAGCGAGCGCCGCCGATCCTGAGCGCCATCTCCACGCCTGGCTGCAGCGCGGTCATGTGGTGATCGCGTCCTCGACAGGCGAGCGCGTGGCGCGCAGCAAGTTCTACTCGTTCGTCGGCATCGAGCGCGCGACCGTCGTGCTCGTGAACCCGAGATCGATCATGCGCGCGAGGAAAGGCTGCATCGACGGCGAGACGGTTCGGATGCTGCTCGACGAGTCCGGCATCGCCTGGCGGAAAAACGAACGCGGCGGAGTGATACCTAAGTGACTGATTCGCAATGGCGAATAAAATTGTTGACACGTTGCAGAATTTGAACGATCATACACACACGCCGCAATTAAGCGGCGAGGAGAAAACGAAAATGAACATCACCGGAATCCATGTAGACGGCCTCAACGATCAGCGCACACGAGC